TTGAGTCTTCTCTTATTGCTAGTGGTTTTAATATTGAAGAACCGGCAACATTTGTGAATCGTATTAATAATATGATTAAGTTGGGTCTTTCATTAGATGAAGAGGTCGAAGAGACTAAAGATAAAGACGATGTTAAAGACGATGTTAAAGACGATGACAAGGATGAAGATGAAGATGAAGATGAAGATGAAAAATCACAAATGGAAGAAGTAGATTAAATAATAAATTAAATATATAGTATTATTACATAATAATATTATATATTGCGTTTTTAATATATTAAATATTTAGGAAACTATATTACTATAGTAATGTCTTCTTCAGGAATAACATCATTAAATGAACTTCCTCGTTCTAATATACAAAATAATAATGTTAATCAAGAATATATGATGCAACAACAACCTCAAAATATTGTTTTGAATAAAAATGAAGTAATAATGCAATCAAATAATCAAATGTCCACAATGAATAATTTAATACCAAATGGCGGATATTCAACACAAAATCCTATGTTACAAAATCAAAATCAAGGAATTATGGGAAATAATATTCAAAATCAAGTTCAACAACAAGCACCAAATTATAATGAATTAATAAGTCAAATTCAAAAAGCAGCAGCAAATGGAACAACTGCTTTACCATCACGTGATATACCAATTGATCCAGTAAGAGTAGCAAATGATAATCAAACACAACCAAATTATATACCACCGCCACAAGTTGAAGAAAATTATATAAAAAACAATGAGACCCCACAGCAAATAATAGAAGAAAATAATAAAAAAATGATTGCCGCAAATTTATATGATACTTTATTTAATGAAATGAAATTGCCAATAATAATAGCATTATTGTTTTTCTTATTTCAATTACCGGCAGTAAAAAAACATAGTAAAAACATGTTTCCATATTTATTTAAAAACGATGGCAATCCAAATTTATATGGTTATATGTTTAATAGTGTAATGTTTGCTTCCATGGTTTATGTTTTATTACAAGTATTGGCAAAATTGCCCAAATAACCAAGTAATAATTTATAAGCTACTTCTACTTTGTAAATTGTAATATTTAGTAATATAAGTGTTTAAATTATATTTTAAATTGTATTGTAAATAATATTTGTCATCATCATTCAAGTCATTTATGAATTCATAATTTTTAAAATAAATAACAAATTTTTCTGTAATATTATTATAAACAATATTTGAAATATTGTTTTTTACAACTTTATGGGTTAGTTTGTCAATATATATTTTATATTCTTCGTTATTCATAATAATATATTTACTATAAATATTATTATGATTAGTTTTTATATATTATATTAGTAAAATTATAATTTAAAAAGTATTATCTAGTAAGTATTAAACAAATATTATTAATATGTCTACTACTATTGATACACAAAGTGATTTATTACTAGAAAAATTATTACAATTTTATAATAATGATAATAATTTTGATAAAATGATAAATATTATAAATGGAACATCAAAAATATCACTTAGAATAGTTGATTGGTTTGTTACAAATTATTCGAAAAAAAATTATATTGTATATGAATTAGATAATGAAAAAAATGAAAGAGTGAAAGTTTATAATGATTATAAATTAAAATTAAAAGCATATAGTAAAAAAAAATTCGATCCTTTTTGTAGGTGGGAGAGAATAAATGTTCCATATAAAAATGAAACTTGTATTCAAACAACACTAGGGCAACTGAATTTTTTTAAATGGTGTATTGAAAATAAAATATTAGATTATATTGAAGCAAATTATAAAATAATTGAAAATGATATGAATTTAAGAAATACTTCGGCAAAAGTAAAAAATTCCTCATTAAATTCAAATACATCAACAACATCAGTGGAAAGTAGCGATTCTTATTCATCAAATAATTCAAGCAATTCGAACAATTCAAATAATTCAAGCAATTCAAACAAAACACGAAAAAAACGCGAAGAACTTTCAAGCAACGCATCAAAATCCATAAAAAAAGAATTTATAATTACAACTGTTGAATTTAATTAAATATAATAACATTTCGTTATATATTATATTATAAAGAAACAAATTATATTAGTTATGGGTAATAATAATAGTATAAATAAAGTCAATTTTGAATATATTCAAAAATGTATAAATTATGGTAACGAAAAAATATTATTAATCAATACATTAGATTATAGTAAGCAAGATTGTTTAATAAAAAATTCTATTCATGCTTCAAAAGAAGAAGAAATATTAAATAATTGTTTAAAAAACAATAGAGTTATTAAAATTGTAATATATGGAGAAAATTGTACAGATAATAGAGTAATAACTAAATATAATCAATTATATAAATTAGGATTTTCTAACTTATATGTGTATATTGGGGGTTTATTTGAATGGTTATTATTACAAGATATATACGGAGATGAAGAATTTCCAACTTCATCAAAAATTATAGATATTTTAAAATATAAAGGAACTAGTAACACTAGTTATATTAATAATAATACTATAAATAATAGTTATAAAAAGTGACAAATAAATAGAAGTTTTATAAATTTATATTATTATAATTTAATAATTTATAATAATAAAATGGCTATTAATCATATATTATTAGATTTAGAAGTTATTAAACAATTAGAAGACTACGATAAATTAGGAGTGCTAACTTTACCTGGTTCAACTAAATTATGCGTTGATAGTTTTGGTTATAGAAGTTCAATAACACGTTGGTATAATAATTATAATAGAGAAACAAGCATAGGTTATATAGAACAATTAATAACTAATATAGAAAAAATAAGTGATTTTATAATTTCTGGACAACACAACGAAGAAGGAGAAACATTAAGAGAGGCAATTGAAGGGGCATTAATTGGATTAGAAAAATTAAAACAAACATATATTAGCGACTCAATAATAGTAGCACGAATTATTTTAATTATTAATAAATTGAAAAATTTGTCTAAAAACTTAAAAAATTTTACAAATAATACATACAATTTTATTAATGAAATAGAAAACGCAAATAACGCAAATATAAACACTTCAATTAGTCCTAGCAATTAAATATTTAATAAGAAATATTTAAATATAAATATATATTCGTCTTCAATTTTATCATAATGATCTAAACCATCAATAATAGTCCAAGTAATATTATAATTAGGTTCTAGTAACTTTGAACATTTTATTTGAAATTCTAAATTATATACATCATCTTTGTTTCCACTAAAAAAAAATATAGGAGTACTATTATTAGTTTTTAAATTTACATATTTATACATATAAAGAGATTTAATACAAAATAATCCTCCTAATGATTGTGGTAGAAACTTTAATATATTAAATAATAATGTGCCTCCCTGTGAAACACCCACTATAAATATAGTTTTGTAACTTTTTAAAATAGAAGCTTCATTGTTTATAATTGACACAATTCTTTGTGTTTGTAAATTATAATCATCACTATTTATTTTATCCAATTTACTCAAATTGTTATAGCAAGTATAATAATTATACCACGATTTAACATTATAGTGTTTATTATTTGGATAATCTATATCCATCAATGGAGACTCTGGCAAAATAAATTTAATATTATTAGCAACTATACTATTGTTTTTAAAATACTCAATATAGTCATTAAAGTATGTAGAATCTGAGAACATAGGATGTAGCATTATAAACGTATATTTATGTTTTTTAACGCTATTATGTATTATACTATTAATATATGTATTATTAGTATACATAATAATACATAATATTTTATTTATAAACAGCACCACTATACTCAATATAGTCATCAAGTTTACATTTATTTTTGTTATTTTTGAGGTATTTTATACATTTCTTCTGTTCTCTTTTATATTTGTTATGTGATTTACATGACCTATTATTGTAGTTATAAGTGTTATATTTTATAGCATACTTCTCCATTTTACTATCCATATTTTGATAGGTAGAACATGGTTTATAATTTTTTTTACCTAACCATGATGGACAAAATTCGTTCAGCCTGGTTTTATTCATAATATTTAAAAATTCTTCCTTCGTATGTTTTCCAGATTTTTTTGCTCCAATTCCAGTATAATATATATAGTTTGATACTTTTTTACTTTTACTTTTAGTTTTATTTAGTAAAACAGAAGCTTTTTTACGCGATGACATTTTAATATATTAAAATATATTAAAATATATTGATTATAAAGTAAATTACTTTATGCTTAGTTGATTTTTTCGCATAGTCCAGTTATTTTATTTCTTCGTGTGCCATTAGGGCATCGTTTATAATTTACTTTTTGCTTTGGTGTTTCATTTTCTTTTTTATAAGCATTAGTTTTATTTGGTTTTAACAAGTTTTCTTTCGCTTTTTCTATCCACCATGCATATTTCTTGGGATCGTCTTTCTTTAGGTCAATAAATAATTCACCGATCATATATTCAATACGTTCTTGATCTACATCACGCCCCATGTCTATAATAGCTTGTTTTGCTTTTGATTTATTAGCTTTGCCAAAGAGACGCTCAGCTTCATCTTCTATTTTGGCTTTTTGTAAGACTTGTAATTTTCGTCGCGTTTTGCGTCTTCTAAAAATTGCCTGAATTTTAGTAGCTTTTTTATTTTTAAAACTTTTATTACTTAAGGATCGTGGTGATGGCATATATAATATACTAAAATATTATATTTTTATTTTATGCTAAATATGAATTCACTAACTATTCAGACACAGGTTTAATTGTTGTGCTTTTATCTCGTTGTGTCAACTTTTCTCTTGCCTTATCTATCCATTTTGCACGTTTCTTGTTGCTTAGGTCGTGCCATAAATGATAGACCATAGTATTAATTCTATCATCATCAACATCGCGAGCCATCTTATTAATCGCTTCTACAGCCTGCGCTATAACAGCTTTATTATTACGAAAAAGATGCATTGCTTGTTTTTCGAGTTTTTCTGCTTCTAATTTTCGCCGCATAGCATGTGCTCTATAAGTTCTCTGAATTTTAGTAGCTTTTCTATTTTTTAGAGTATTATTACTTGTAATGCGTCGTGGTAAGATTTGTAATGTAGATAGACTTCTAGATAATCTGTTAGTAAAATTTGATAAACTTAATGGTGATGGCATATATAATATAGCAAACTATTATAAAAAAAATAAAAATACTAAATATTAAGTCTTAAATTCTAAATCCTAAATATAATTATAAAGTAAATACAAAATCATACACTTTTCTTGTTACCTCATCGTAAAAATTATTGTCTATAAATTGACTTGTATTTGTTTCTTCGTTTCCATTAATGACTAATATTAACCCTTGTTCAATTGCTGTTGGGTTATTTAACCATACATCATGATAATGATGACAATCTTTTAAATATTCAATAGGAATAGTTTCTCCCAGGCGACCCCGTTGTTGCACACGCAAATCACAAATTTCTGGACTAGTTCTAATATAAACTATTTTTAAATCTTGAAAAATAGTTTGAAACTCATTAAACATATTTAAATAAATTATATATTCAATAAGGCTCATTTTTTTAGCCTCATATAGACTTTTTGCGAATACAAATTTGTCTGTATAAACGGAGCGCTCACTAATAATAACATCGTAATTTTCTTTTAGTGCTTCTTTCAATAAAGACAAACGACTAGTATATGCCATTACTTGAAACGCAAAACTGTAGCGCTCATTATTTTCGTAAAAGTGCGTAATAATACTTTTTCCGTTAGCATCTCCAATTGATTCCCAAGTAGAAACAGGTTCTTGTAAAAAGCAGATTTTACAAGTATTGTTTTTTGAAGCGCAATAATTAGCAAGGTTTTTTTCCAAATAGCGCATAACGCTTGATTTTCCAGAACCAATATTTCCATCAATTGATACAATAAGAGGTGGCATTAAAATGTATAAAGTTTTTATATATATTTGTTTAAAATAAAATTTATAATCTAATCAATTTTATTTTAGTAAAAGCTAAAATATTATTAATAATAAAAATATTTTTAATAATAAAAATATTTTTAATAATAAAAATATTTTTAATATTATACATAATTACGTAACCAATCTTCAGCTAAGAATTTGGCATCATCACTATAATAAAATTTAATTTGATTACGTAGTCTCTCAGTTGGTTCGCTATTTAAACGTTCATCTGATAAATCTTGGTCTCGCGTAGTAATTTTTTCCCAACTGTCTCTAAATTTCTGTAAATTCTTTATTAACTCTTCGCGCGTCATTGAACTTATTGGTTTGGTTAGTGGTTCATACATTCCCCTATAATTAGTAATTGGTTTATTAATTCTATCTTGTATGAGTTTTGTTGCTTTTATTTTTTGACCTTTATCTAATAAATTATAAATTAATTCTAAATCATTGCTTTCAATTGTTGCCCGCCGCAATCTAAATAACTTTTGAGCCATCGCTTCTTTTGAACCATTAAATGATGCGTGATATTTTTTAAGTAGTTGTCTTAATCTATCTACTGAAATGTCATATTTTTTGCTTTTATGAATTGTATATTTTTTTGTTTTATTGTTTCCTTTATTGTTTCCTTTAATTATTTTGTATATTATGTTTTTCTTTGTTTTCTTTGTTTTTTTTGTTTTCTGTAATTTGTTTTCATTAAATTTAGACCACCGCTTACTATTTTTTGTTTGTATTATGACCCACATATTACCATCATTGCCTCGCTTTTTTGTTCCTAATGTAAAGTCATTTGCACTTTCTGATGGTGCTTTTCTTGTTGCCATTATTTATATATTATATTTTATATAACATACTAAAAGAAATTTACAGAAAAAATGTATAGCAAATAATTATTAAACAATAGCATTTAAATATTTATTACTCTTAACTAATAATTATTAATTTTTATTTGAATTATGGAGTTTATTATTAGAGAGAATATTATTCCTTTTACAAATATAAACTTAGCTCTATTTATTTTATGTTATTTTAAACCATATTACAATTATATAGATTATGATTATTTATATAGTATATGTTATTGTTGGAATTACATAATTTTTTTTACATTTAATGGGGCATATTTTATAGATAATACAACTTTTAAGAGAATGGCTATTAGAAAAAGGCTTTCGCTCCCTATTTTTCATATTGGAAATATGATTTTACATAACTTACCATTTTTATATGTAAATATTTATATACCTGATAGCGTTACATTATATCATTCATTAACGGCATGTTTAACTAATTTATTATGGTGCTATTGGGCAACATTTGGAACATTTGATATTGAGCATGTTTATGTGTATATGAAAAAACGTGAGCAAATAACTTTATATATTATAAATATCACTTCAATACTTTATAATCCTTTGATTTATCATAGTAATAAATATATAAGAAATAATTTTGTGTATGTATAATATTTAAAAAAATAATATAAAGATTATTAGTTAAGTTTAATTAATAGATTAATACAATCTATTCACTTTTTTAAGCATTGGTGCCCGAGCGGTCTAAGGGGTGCGAGTTAGGTTCGCATGGCTTCGGCCTCATGGGTTCAAATCCCATCCAATGTACTATTTTTTTTATTTTAATTTTTTAAAATAAAAATAATTAATCAATATAAATAATTAATCAATATAAATAATTAATCAATATAAATAAAAAAAAATAACATAAAGACAATTTTACAAGTTAAATTAATAGATTGCTACAATCTATTAATTTTTTAAGCATTGGTGCCCGAGTGGTCTAAGGGGTGCGACTCAAGTTCGCATGGTGAAAACCTCGTGGGTTCGAACCCCACCCAATGTAAACATTTTTATAAAATATTTATATGAAATATTTTATAAAAAAATTTTAATTTTTAATTTTTAATTAATTAATATATTATTTAATTGAAATGTCTAAATATAGGTCTTAAACTCATTTGACGTCTTAAACGAGGTGGTTCACTATTAGAACTACGTGGAGTTGGTGGAGGTGTGGTGATATAAGATTGAGTGCGTTCAACTTGTGTAAATGCGGTATTCATACACCTTTTTTGCCTATTTACAACATTTCCAACCGATCTATATGCTGACATACATTGTTCTTGTGTTTCACTATAATTAATAGCATGAGTTGGTAAAATACCAATTTTTGATGCTTCTAAAATAGCATCTTGATTTGCGCCTAAGTAAAGTAATTCAATATTGTATGATTTTTGTGCGCTGTCAATAAGTTTTTTTAAAGACTTCGCATCAAATTTTATACTACAATTTTCACAACCATCAGTAGCAACATAAATTAAACATTTGTCATAACAACTTGGATTATGAAGTTTTTTTTCCATAAAATAAGTTATAGTAGAACCAATAGCATCATATAATGCTGTTTGTCCTCGCGGAACAAATTGTCTTAATTCAATTGGTCTAACCTCATTAATATTTAATGATCTAATTAACATTTTTTCTTCATGGTCAAATAATTTAATAGATACATTTACTTGCTCGTTTGGTTTTAAATCTTGCTTAATAACTTCAAATGAAGAGTTTACTCCACCAATTGTATCTTGCTCTTTACCACACATAGAACCTGAGCGATCAATAATCGCAACAACTTCTTGGATAAATGATGTCATAATATATAATATTAATGTTAATAATAAATTTAATAAAATAAGTAATCAATTTTTTTTGTTTTTATAGATTATTTTAATAGTTTATTTTATTATTTTTTATAAAGAAAAATTATTATGCTAAAAAAAATTGATTACATATTTATTTTTATTGCTAATCAATATATACTATAAAATGTTAAAGCATCAAATGCTTATTGAAAAAACTAATTATGAACCCCATCTTAACATTGAATTATTGACAGGATCATTTATAGAAAATAAATTTAAAAACATATGTGCGCAAACTATTTGTGATGCTTATGTTAATGAAAGTTTAATAATTGAATATTTGAAATATAGATTGGCTAAAGATCCTGAAACATTTACAGATATACTATTTACTATAGATTTGCAATTTGTTCAAGATTATATTGAACATGTAAAACAAGTTAGCATAACATGTGAAGACATTCCTGTAATAACTTATGTATATAATACACTATTACGCGAACCAGGAGATAGGGAACTATGGCCACACGATAAAGCTTCGTTAATCCTTGATAAAATACATTGCTTCTTTGATATTGATGAAGACAAATTAGCAAATGAATTAATAGAAGTAATAAGTGAAATTTATTATGATACATTATGGTAAGCATAAATCATAAATCAAAATGCTAAAAAATTAAATAAAGTGATAACAATTTTTAGAGCAATAATAAAATTTGCTTTGTTTCTTATAAAAATCATGCTGTAGTTTATATTTTTTATTACAAATATGACATTTTATGTTTGTTAAATTATTGACTAAGTATATTATATCATCATTTAAGAGAACAATTTTAAATTTATAATTTTTTGTTTTTAATTTTAAAAACATTACAAAACTAATAGTAATAATATATTTATATAATTTTTGTAATGTATTTTATGTTGTAAATTTTTCTTCTATTTTTGTTATAAATAATTCTAAATTTGTTTTTAATAATGTTGAGGTTGAACATAATGCTTTTAATGTATTTCTTTTAGAACCTGATTTTTTATCATATATTAAATAATATTTGTTATCTTGAGATTCGTGTTTTCTAATACTAATATATTTTGGCAATAATATTGAATTTTTATTATTTTGTAAAATATTAGAAACTTGTAGTTCGCTCTTTATAAATTCTTCATTGCTCTTTATAACTTGTTTTGTTTCATTATTTTCATTATTTTCATTATTTTCATTATTTTCATTATTTTCATTATTTTCATTATTTTCATTATTTTCATTATTTTTCTTATAATCTTCATATTCTTCTTCAATAATTAATAACATTTTTTTTATTTCTTCTAATTTTTCTAATATATTTATTTTATTTGATTTTGATGATACATATAATTTATTATGTATATTGTGAGGATGTTTTTCTATTTTAAAATATTCTCTATAGCATTTATTTTTTTGGTCATAACATTCTTTATAATAATTAACATAAATAGGTATACTGGATTGTTCTATATTAGTAGGTAATTTTACAGCATTATGCTTTCTTTCACGTTTACCTTCTTCTTTTGTTATAGTAATATTTGATAAATCAGTCATTTATATTAAAATAATACATTAAAATATTACGGATTTTGTTAAATATAACCAAAATAAAATTCCTACTATTGCCTTAGTAGTTAAGTCTAACATATTGTATCCTATTAGTTTGGTTGCTTCATTTGTTTGATAAAATACCCCATATAATGACCATAAACCTACATATAACCAAAAAATAAGTTTTGATTGATATGTTACTTTCAAGGATGTCATAAAAAGTTTCCAAATAGTTCCAAATGTTAGAAAAAAGAATATAAATCCTATAAAATTTGCCAAAGTTCTATTTAGTAAACCTATTTCTCCACTATATCCAAAACCCAACATCAAAAGATTAAAAAATAGAACCAATAAAAATGGTTTAAATTTTACTTGTATTTTATTTTCATAACCTAATAACATAGAAAGTGCTAATAACATAAAAGGAGTAGTAATTACCCAATCAGAATAACGCATATTATTAATTTTTTCTAAAGGTAGGTCGTCAACCGAATTAATGTTATTATCTTTTACTAATTCTTTTTTTGATTGGTTATTATTTTTTGTTTTATTTATTTGTTCTATAAATAATCCATAAAAATAACCGGCAATAACTGAAATACACGTTTCTAAATTCAAAATATGACGAACTTGTGGGATTGGACTTCGTAATGCTTCAATAAATGTAATTACAGAAGTAGTAATTAAAAAAATATATGTAATATAAAAACTATTTATTACTAAAGATGTATTCATATTAATATATTAGTATGTTATAATATGTTATAATATAATATAATATAATATAATATAATATAATATAATATAATATAATATAATATAATAAAGTAATAAAGTAATAATATTTTATTGTTATTCAATAAAAAATTATTAAAAACTGAAAAATAACTAAGCAAAATTATTTAATTCGAGTAAGCTAAACCACCCATACCCGACATAATGCGGAGGACGTTGTAGTTAACAGCATAAACGCGAACTTTGGCGGTGCTTACACCCGAAACTGTGGCATTAGATAAAACTAATTGTAAAGTAGCATTGTCAATACGCGAGAAGTTGCATGTGCCAGATGGCTGATGTTCTTCGGGTCTTAAGGCAAACGAGTAAACATTAATACCGGTGTCTGGCGCACGAGTGTGGTGCTGGAAAGGTTGGACTAAGTCGAAATATGTGCCTTCACGCTCCGAAAATCTGTCTTGGCCATTTAATTGTAATTTGGCAACAACAACTGGATTTTCACCCCAGCAGTGCATATCTAACGCAGTTTCGGCTAAAACGAAGGTGCCGGCATCCGAAACACCTGAGTCAGATGTATTAGCAGTAGTCCAGCCAGTGCCGCTTACTGTGATGTCATTAGCAAATGGATCTTGGAACATTCCACTAGTATTAATATATTTAGTGTTACCTGTTCCTGATGATCGAGTAGCATCTTTGCCACCAAAAGCATGAACCGCATTTGGTAAAGCATCATAAGCATCTGTATAGTTAAAAGGTTGAGCACCTAATAATCTATTTAGATCCTGGTTGGCTGTTGTAGAAGCACAATAATCAACATTTGCGTCTGGTTGAACAACCCAGATTAACTCTTTGCAAGGATGATTTAAATTTAATTTAATTTTATTGGATGACGAACCAACCGATTCATCGCCTGTGAATTGTAATTGTTCAATTAAATATTCGTGTGGGTTTTGGGCCATACGTCTGCGCTCATCAGTATCTAAGAAAATGTAATCAACAAATAAAGACGCGGCAGCTAGCGATTGTTTGTATGCTTCGGTAACTTTTGTGCCGGTTCCATCAACTTTAGTTACAGCCCATAAGCATTCTTCAATATTGCGAATGTCTAAATTGATTTTTACTTCGTGGTATTGTAAGGCAATTAAAGGTAAAGCTAAACCGGGATTGCGACAATACCAGAATTGTAATGGAACGTATAAAGTTGTTTCTGGTAGAGCATTACGTGGGGCACAAACTTGACGAACACCGTTTGCCGAGCAAGGACCATCAACATCCGAAAAATCTGGATCGCAAATATATGTTAATTGAGTAGTATTACCAATCATTTTATAGTAACCACGTTCTTGTTCTTTTGATAGAGTTAATTGGCACCAAATG